CTCCAGGGAGAAACCAGAAGATGAAACGCCCAGTTCTAGCGACCAAGCGGCAGGTCATGAGCGCTGTGATCAACGACTACAAAGGCGGTCGTGAATGCGCAGCAGCTCGCCTCGGTTACGAACTCAAGAAGTTCGATAACCACATCTACGAAAACGCCGGTAGCCGGCCTCTGACGGATGAGCAAATTCACTGCCTGGAGCAGGACGCAGGAACTACGCACCTGCCGGAGTACATCGCGGCGCTGTATGGCGGCATGTTCGTTCCCCTGGCCAAGCCAGAGAAGCTGGACAACGTCGACCTCTACAGCCGCTCCGTCAATGCGGCTGCCAAGCGGGGCGTCGTCGACCAGATCATCGCCAAGGCGCTGGACGATGGAGTGATTGAGCCAGATGAAGCGGAGGCAATCATCGCAGCCCATAACCGCTATATGTCTGCCCGCCACTCAGAAGTACTTGCCACGATCCAGCTGCACAGCAAGGGGACCGTACAGTGAGCACCTACAAACTTGTCTGCCCCCATTGCCACGGCCGCATGCGTATCCGTACCAGCGAAGGCCAGCACATTTTTTTGCGCATCGCCTACATGCAATGCACCAACGAAGCATGCGGCTGGTCGGTGCGTTCTGAATTTCAAATGACCCACGAACTCAGCCCCAGCGGCATGCCCAACCCAGCTGTAAAGCTGCCGATTGCGGACGTGGTCATTCGTCGCCAAGCAATGAAAACAGCCAACGATCAGCCAGATCTGTTGGACCAGTTGGAAATGGAGCGTGCGTGATGAACCTTGATCAACAGACTCATGACTACCGCAGCAGCATGCAGCAAGCTGCTTTCGCCTACCTGCAACGCCATGATGCAGAACACCTTGTGGATTCCGATCTGTTATTCGATCGCTGCATTCGCCACCTGACCCTCGCGCTGGAAGTGCCCGTATTCATGGCACCAAAACTTGTCCACAACGCCTGGACTGAATTGCAGGTGATCAAGAAGCGCCGTTGGATAGGCATCGACTGGGCCAGTGGGGCTGACAGCACCCGTGTCCACCTGGTGGACGTTCTTGCGGATCAACGCTTCCCGGTTTCAGCTCGCTTTCTGCCACAGAAACTGCTCGACCAGCGCAGCACCGTTCACAAGCCACACCCTCAGTAACGCTCCCTTTTAAACCCCGCCCTGCCCCATCCCCAATGGGTTTGGGTGAGCTTTGCCCGCAATCCGAGGTGGACCATGGAAATCGACATCGCCATCACCGCAAAACTGCCCCGCGACCAGGCCGAGGCACTGCTCCAGGACCTGCGCGCGCAGTACGCGTTGCTGTTCAACGAGCATTGGTATGACGACCGTTTTCGCATGATCCCCGAGGGTTTGCGGCACGGCTCGTTGCTGGTGGCCTTCCCCGCATTGGCCGCGCGAAAAAGCCTGATTGGCGCCCTTAAACACAGTCTCGACGAAGCGAAGTAAGCCACGATGGAAATGAAAGAAAGGCTGCGCGCCGACGTCATTCAACGCATTGAGCGGGATTACCAGCTCAAGCACATGCGCGGCACCGACTATATGCGTAAGGGTGTTTGCCCTGCCTGCGGCCAGAAGACCCTCTACACCTTCTACAACTCGCCCTGGACGCTGATCTGCGGACGGCCGGAAAAGTGCGACCACCGCGTCCACGTTAAGGACGTTTACGACGACCTGTTCAACGACTGGAGCAAGACCGCCCCGTCGACACCGGACAATCCCCTCGCCACGGCCCGCGCCTACCTTGAGTTTGCGCGGGGCTTCAAATTTGAGCTGATCGCCGGTTGGTTCACCCAGGACAACTACTGGGATGGCCGGCAGAACATCGGCAGTGCCACGGTGCGTTTTGCCCTGGAGAAAGGTGGGTACTGGGAACGCCTGATCGATCGGCCAGAACGCTTCGGCAAGATGAAAGCCCGCTTCCGCCCTACCGGCGAAGGCTTGACCGGTTACAAGGGCGTCTGGTGGTGCCCACCGAGCGTGGACCTGTTGGAAGTCGACGAACTCTGGATAACAGAGGGCATCTTCGACGCCATCGCACTGCTGCATAACGACGTGTCGGCCGTGTCGATGATGTCTAGTGCCCCCTGCCCGACTGACTCACTCAAGGCCCTGGCCAAACTGCGCCACGACGCCGACAAGCGCTTGCCCGTGTTGGTGTGGGCACTCGATAACGAGCCCGTCGCCAAGGCCAACATGCGCCGCTGGGCGAAGGAGGCACGCGACCTGGGCTTCACCTGCAAGGCCGCTGTGATCCCGCAGCCAACTGGCAAAAAGGTTGATTGGAACGACCTGCACCTGCGCTGGAAACCGATCGAGGGTGACGCCAACCGCGCCGAGCGCATCGAGCAGGATCTCGACGAGGCCCGCCATCACGGCGACTTGCTGCTCGCTGATTCGGCAGAGGAAAAGGGCTTCCTGATCTACCTGCGCGACGAGCGCAAGGAATTCAACTTCACGTTCCGCAAGCGCCTGTACTGGTTTCGGCTGGACCTTGATAAGTACGACCGCGCCATGAGCGATCTGGAGAACTCAAAACGGCACGATGACCAACTGCTTAACGACGACGAGCGTCGTTACAAAGCGTTGCGCCAGGCCGGCTCAGTGACCTGCATCGCCAACTGCAATTTCCAGGCGCTGTACTACATGCGCAACGACCTGACCGACGAGGCCTGGTACTACTTCCGGATCGAGCGCCCGCAGGGGCCTGCCATCAAAAGCACGTTCACGGCCAAGCAGCTGACGTCGGCGCCTGAGTTCGCTAACCGCCTGCTCAACGTCTCCAACGGCGCGATGTTTGAGGGCAGCGCCCAGCAACTGAAACGGATCTTGGCGCCTCAGTTGGACTGCCTGAAAGCCGTCAACACCATCGAATGGATCGGTTACAGCCGCGATCACGGGGCTTATGTCTTCAACGACCTGGCCTTTTTCGGCGGTGCGGCCCAGGTGCGCAACAAGGAAGACTTTTTTGACCTCGGCAAGCTGAGCATCAAATCGCAGAGCCAGTCGCCGGTACTGCACATCAACACCGACCTCAATGCCTACAACGAAGGTTGGTTCGACATCTATTGGCGCTGCTTTGGCGTCCAGGGCCTGGTGGTGTTGGCCTGGTGGCTGGGTGCGTTGCACGCAGAGCAAATCCGCCAGATCCACAAGTCACTGATGTTCCTGGAACTGGTGGGCGAAGCCGGCTCGGGCAAGACCACCCTGGTGGAGCTGCTGTGGAAGTCGGTCGGGCGGACTGATTACGAAGGCTTCGACCCGTCAAAGGCGACCGCCGCAAGCCGTGCGCGCAACTTTTCGCAAGTCAGCAATTTGCCGGTGGTGCTGATCGAATCTGAGCGTGAACAAAAGGAAGGCCAGCCGGTTAAACACTTCGACTGGGATGAACTTAAAACCGCCTACAACGGCCGCAGCGTTCGCTCCACCGGCGTGAAAAACAACGGCAACGACACCCACGAACCACCGTTCCGCGCCGCCCTGCTGATCGCACAGAACAACCCGGTAAACGCATCAGAACCCATCCTGCAGCGTATCTGTCACGTCCATCTGACACGCGAGCACCACACGCCGGAAACCAAGCAGTACGCCGAGCAGTTGGAGCGTATGCCGATGGACAGCATCAGCGGCTTCTTGGTCAAGGCACTGCAACGCGAAACCGAAACCATGCGCCTGATGGAGGAAAACACCTCCGGCTACGAACAGGAGCTGCTGGCCCAGCCAGGCGTTCGCACCGTGCGTATCGCCAAGAACCACGCCCAATTGCGCAGCCTGGTGGATGCACTGGCCGGGGTCGTGCCGCTCGGCGAACGCCGCAAGGCTCTCGCGCACGCCGAAATCAGCCGCATGGCCCTGGAGCGGCAGCAGGCAATCAACGCAGACCACCCAACCGTGCGCGAGTTTTGGGACCTGTACGAATTCCTCAATGGCATGGACGAGAAAGCCGCGCTGAACCATGCGCGTCGCGATGGACTGATCGCCGTGAACCTCAACGAGTTTGTGGAAATGGCTGCCAACAAACGGCAGCAGGTGCCGCCGCTGAGTGACCTGAAACGCCTGCTCAAGACCAGCAAGTCACCCAAATTTCTGGAGTCGAACAAGCCCGTCAACTCGGCGCGCCAGGTCGACGCATTCGACAAACCTAAAACCATTCGCTGCTGGGTATTCCAGGGCGTGTAACCACCGCAACAACAGGAGCAGCAACATGCAAAACGAACTCAAATCAGCCATTCGCTTCAATGATTTTGTCGCCTACTTCGGCG